GATCAACATTGCATCTTCCATGAGCTGCAACTGACGCCAGACACGACGGCATCCTTCTAGGGATGACTTTCCATAAGGAAGGAAGTTGCCGTCAGACAACAGACGGAAGTGGGCCACTTCATAGTTTTCCAACTTACGAGATTGACCACCAATACCACGGGTTTCAAAGTAGACTTCGTATGGATTGGTTGGGTTCAATCCCTCGTAACGGAAGGTGTCATATACCGATAGCGGCATGACGTTGTGCACCCCATACTCCGGAGAAATCTCCAAAAAGAGGAACATGTCGCCATACTTGCACATGTTTCTAATCCACCACGGCAAGCTATATTCAATGTTGAGAATGTCGTAAAAGAGGTTGTGTAGGATTTCCTTGACCTGAGCATTATCGCTGGAGATCGTCAACAGCAATCCATACTCATTTTTAATCGTGGACTCCTCGGAGTAGATGTCAAGTGCGGAGGAAATGATGGGGTCTTGATCCATGATATCGTAATCACGGAAAAACATCAATCGTTGAGATTGATAGGCTTGCATCATTGTATACTGCATATTTCCACTTGTCCCGTAGCTGGAACCGCCGTGGATACGCATATACCGATCACGCATTGCGTTACTCATGAACGCCTGAATATTGTCTGTGTCTACAACCTTCAACTGCTTTCCACCAACATTACGAACTACAACGTTAGTTGAAAACAATCTCTTTAGCCGTTCATATAAGCTAGTGTCTGCCATTAGAATATCCTGTCGGAAATGTAACCGTTATCCCCGAACTTCGGAGAGTGATTTGATCGTAGCCTTTGGAAACTCGTGTGCCAACTCTACCAATTTGTAGATGCCGCACTCGCATACCAAACATTCAACTACTTGTTCTTTGTTGAGCACCTGTGCTCCCCAACGATGATGACCGTCAAGGATGCGTCCATGATTGTTGACGATCAAAGGGAGGGTAAGTGCTTTTGGGTCTTGGCTTAGTGACTCCAACTTAGGCTTGCTCAAATGCTTTTGAATGGGAGTCAAGTCGGCCGGATTGCACTTTGCATATGATGTGTTTACGCCATATCCCTCAAGAAACTGACGGAACTCCTCAATAGCATTTGCTGGGATTTGTGGTAAAGCGTTTCGTGGGATCATGTTCGACCGTGTAAAATGGTTATCTTCTTTTCTTACATATACATATGACTATTTTACAGTAACCATCGAAAATCGTCACCACCACCGGGCCCGGCTCCGGGCATAGTGAATGGATCAAACCCGCCAGGCAACTTTGGTTGCACTTGAACGCTGTTGGTAACCCGCTGCATATTGGTCAATGCAGCTCGGGTTAGGTCAGTATTCTTCTTGAATACCTCCATTGCGGTGTCACGAACCCATAGACCTATAGCGAGTGCCATCACCAAGTCGTCATTATACCCCTCAGCGGCTTGGGCCTTGCTGTTTTCCCATACGAACACCCGAAGTTCATTGATGAGTCTAACTGAATGAAATGTGACCGCTTGATTACGCATATATTCATCCAACTTAGATATAATCAATGGACGAGTGCGGACAGACGTAGTGAATCCGGGCACCTGCTTCTTTTCCTGACGGTAATACTTGTTCGTGACACCGGTGCGATCCTCGACCACCCGGATATCGTCGGTCATGTAAAACAGGTTACGATACTGACGATTGATTACCTGCTGGATAACAGCCCATCCGTTGTTCGCATTTTCCACTACGAGCAATGCGTCATTGAACTTGGTAGCAACCTCCACCAACAGATTTCCGAATAGGGTAGTATCGGCCTTACCACGATACTCCGCCACCACACGACAACTTTCTACTTCAATGACATGAAATGCAGAGAAGTCGCCTCCATCACCACGGGCGCAGTCAGCAACAACCATGTATTGTTTGGCGTAGTTGACATCTTCCCATACCCAAATGTTGTTGTCGAAGCCCATTTTGAATACTGGCTCTTTGACAAAGGTTTCATTATAGAACTCAATGATGTCGGAATCAATGACGGTATTACCGGAACCAATGAACTCTGCTTCGTATTCCTGACGGAAGCCTCTATCACCAAGCAACTTACGTTGCTTCTGTTCCCACTCAGCATCACGCTCGGGGTGGACTCGCCAATCCAGTTTGATACGGTTGAACGTGTTTCCACCCGCCTCAGACTCCTCCCATGTGCGATGGAAGAAGTTTCCAATACCGTTTGGAGTAGAAATCAAGATACCCTTACCACCCGTAGATAGCGTAGCCTGTGATGCGACCCAAATCTCTTCGGCGTTCTTAACGAATGCAGCTTCGTCAATGATGAGCAAGGAAAGAGCTTCAGAACGACCGGCATCACCAGCAGCTGCAACAGCTTTAATCTGCGATCCATTCTTAAACCGAAGTGACAGCTGGTTGTTTTCAATGAACGGGGACTGCAACCACACGGGTAGATTTTCAAACGCAAATCGGGTTTTGATGATGATGTTCTTAGCAGTCTCTTGTTTGGTGGCGATAACCAACACGTTCTTATCACGATGGAACAACATCAGCCACAAAGCGTAACACGCAAGAACGGTTGAAATACCAATCTGTCGTCCCTTAAGGATGATGTTGTATTGGTTTATCTCCATTTCTTTGAGAACATCTTCTTGGTAGTCATACAATCCAAACAGTAGTCTACCCTTGGTCGGATGCTGGATGTAACAATACTTGCGCATGAAGTATGCAGGGTCTGCTGCACACTTTACATACTCTTTCTTAATCAAATCACGAATGTTTACGTGCTCTTTGTTAAGTTCTACATCAGCCATTATTTCACCGCCGCCGTGACTAGAACGCCGGCAGCTGCTCCTACAAAGAAGGTAACAGTGCGACTCGGCATCTTAATCAGTCCAAATAACTTGTCTGGATCGGGTGCTTTAGGTATCTTAATACAGTCATTTAGAGATGACTCGGCATCGTCGGCTCGCTTGTTGGCTAGTCGTAGTGATGCCTCAAAGTTTGTGGCCTTACCCTTCCAATCCAATGCGAGACTGTCAGCTTCGTCAGCACGCTTTAGTCTTGTCTCGGCGAGGTCTAGTGCACTGTCTCGTTCCTCCCGTAGTCCATTCACAAGAAGTCGAGTGCTGTCAGTCATCGTAGAGTCGAGTGACTGCAAGAGACTGTCATTGCGGGCTGCTAGTCCGGTAAGTGCTGCTGACTGCCTTGCTTCCTTGGCCCGTAGGTCTTTGATACGCTGTTCACGAGCTTGAATGACGCTGTCCTTTACAATGTTCAGAGCAAGAATGCTGTCCTGTTGCTTTTTGAGAGCTGTATTGTTCTCTAATACCGCACGAGCACTGTCCTGAACGGCTTCTAATCGTTGATTGTATTCGTCAATCGTAGTTTGTTTTGATAGACCGCCTAAGTAAAATCCGCCAGCAATCATTCCAACAACTATGATGCCCCAAAATACAATGCTACTCAGCTTTAGTTTCATCGGCTTCCTCTTGTTCAATAACCGCTAGTCTATTTCGATAGAACTGAGCGTCTTTTAGCAATGCTTCAAAAAGAGGTTTAAACTCCTCCTTTTCGGCTAACACCTCATATCCACCATTTTCAAAGTAGACCGTTGGTGCTTTGAACTCACGAATGTAGGTTTCGTGTTCTTCAATCCTATCCTTTAGCCAATCCTTTTCGTTGGCTCGCATTCTCTTTTTTTCATACGCTCTCCAAGCTTCTTCACCTTGGAGTCGAATTTGGTGTTCGTCTTTGGTGACGCAATCAAAACACTTTCCATTGACTCGATACATCTTGTCGTCAAGACGAGTGCTCATGACCTTTTCACACACCGGGCAGAACCACGGCGTCTTGGCGCTGGTGAGTTTATCGACGGTCTGCACCAATCCATTCTTCTTCGTCCATTCTTTACCGTCGGCATCAGTCCAAACCTCACCTTCTTTGCGACCTTCGGTGTGGGGTCTTACACTAGCGCCGACCTGTATTTTCTCAGCCCACTTCTTGAGTTTGGGCGTAACGGATCGTGTCAAATCTTTTTTGATTTGTTGGACATCTTTTATCTTATCGTTGCGTATATAACCAGAGTCACCGAGCGCCATTTTTCATCATCCTTTCCGCTGCTTTACGAGCGGGGTGTTTTTTGTCATACTGTAATGCGGTCTTGACCAAAATCTTTCGTTTGGTTTGTGGATTGAGCACCTTTTCTTTACCCGTCCACTTCTTTCGTGACGAAGCTTGTTTTGCTGCCGGTTTTGCTACTTGAGGAGCAGGTTCATCTCGCTTCCCTTCAAATCCGCGTAGACCAAGGATTTGATTGACCGGAGCAAATGTGCCCGTAAACTTGTATGGGCGACCTCTATACATAAATACCAGCCCCTCAATAGGAGCGATACTTTTTGTCCCTCCGGCGGCATCAAGTCTCTTTAGCTCTCGTCCAAGTTTCTTTTGCAATTCCGGATCATCCGTTCGTTGCACTTGGCTAATCATACGGTAGACCTTATCCTTAATCTCTCGAGCTGCTCGTGGGTTGTTTGCGGCAAGTCCATCCACCACTCGCTTTATGATCTCAGAACCAGCATGTAGGAATACTCGTTCGATTGCAGCGTTCTTCTTCTTGACTAGATCATTGACCTTGGGTTCAATTAAGTTGTAGAACTCAAGAGCATCTCCGTCCAAGTGCTTTTTACCAAATGAGGTATCGCCTCGGGCCCATCTACGAATGAGTCCAGCACGTTCCTCCGGAGACAGCTTGTATCCACGGGGACCGGCTGTGCCGTCGATCAACTTTGCCCACCACAAATCACTGTAGTCCTGTAGAGTGTCATCATCGTTAAGTCCATGTCGTGACTTTACTGCATCCAACTCTTGTTCATATTGGGCCATGTGTTTATGGAACTGTTGTTCATCATAGTCAGCAAACGACACGACGTTTGGGCCGCGGAGTTGGAACGTCTTTTGACGATCTGCATTCACTTCACGCACTGCATCAGAAAAGACCTTTCCTGCTTCTGGACTACGGGACAATTCCTTACCTCTATCATCAAAGGTTACTGTGCCATGAAACTGAAGGATGGGAGTATTGTAGGGAATGACATTCTTTGTTTCTGGATAGATGATCTCGGCATTCATAAACTTCGATCCGTTA